CACAGAGATGCTCTGTCCAACAGAAGTCATTTTTATGGTTCAAGGTTCAAGAGACTATTGGATTTCAAGACACAAGACATTGACTTTGTTTTCTGTCATCAACCAGAAATGTTGTATAACATATTCGTAGCATTAAACGACAAGAGATATGGTCAAGTTCTGAATCGGTTTCTATTTTTTCATTGGGTAGATTGTCCACAATCAAGAGCAAGTACTGCGATACCAGATTCTTTTATGAGACAATTAGAGGGTATAGACCAAGCAGATAATGCTTTCTTCCATACCGAAATTGCTAATGATTGGTTAAAAGAAAACTTCAAGAAAGAAAAGTCAACAAGTATAAACTTAGATTATGTCAAAGAGAAGACATTGACATTTCCATTAGCATCTGAGGTTCTACCAGACCCAATACCAGTTGATATACCAAAAGACAAAAAGGTATTGGTGTTTAATCACAGATGGGCGAAGTCTACTGGGTTTAATCGTATGATGGAATATATGGAAGGACTTGAAGATGAGTACAAAGTTTGGTGTACTGATTATAATGCACCAAAACCATATGTGGGAGAATCCACGAAGTTAAACTCTGGACAATACAGATATTTATTAGAGAATACAGAAGCATCAATTTGTTTCGTTGATAATTATGCTACTTGGAATTTAGCAATACAAGATGGAATGAGATTGGGTAAACCAGTATTAATCTACGAACAATCTAATATAAAAAAGATTGTTGGTGATAACTATCCATATTTATTTAAGACGAAAGAAGAGTTTCAAGAAAAACTAAAATTAATATCAAAAGAAAATAAAGATTTCTCTTGGAAGTTACCTGATTTTAATCGTATATTTAAGGGTAACTTGGTGAATAGAATGGAAGAATTGATTACAAAAGAAAGAAAACATACACCTAAAGATGGATACAATTGGTTATATTGTGTTATGAATGGTTACAAAACCAAAGCAGAAATAACAGAACAAGTACAACCAAATATGGGATTGAATGGAGTATGGCAGTATATTCGTAGATGGATGATATACAAAGGTGTAAAAGATAACATTGAATCACCTTATCCATCTTATTTTATACCAGAAGGATTTGACCAAGAGTTATTAGATAGGGTTAAGTCAGAAGTAGATTTAACATTTAAACCAACACAAAGAAAAAAAGCAGAAATAGTGAGTAAACATGACTTCTTCTAAAATAAAAGATTTTACACAACTAACAATAGACGAGAGTAAAAAGAAAAACTCTATATCATATTCTCAATATAGTATGTATGAGCAGTGTAATCACAGATGGAAACTAAACTATGTTGATAAACATAGAACATTTACTGATTCAATACATACATTATTTGGTACTGCGATGCACGAAGTTATTCAAGTGTATCTTCATGTCTTGTATAACAAAAGTATATCAGAAGCAGATGGACTTGACCTTGACCTCTTACTTAAAGATAGGATGCAAGCAATAATGTCAAATCTTATGGAAGATGAAAATTTTGAACATTTCACAGACCAAAAACAGATGAAAGAATTTTACTACGATGGTCTGGATATAATTGATTTTGTAAAAAGTCATAGAAGAGAATATTTTTCAAATAGAGGTTTTGAGTTAGTTGGTATAGAAACACCAATCAACTATGAAATCAAAAATGGTATTTACATGAAAGGTTATATTGACTTGGTTATTAGAGATACCATTCACAATATGTATAAGATTATTGATTTGAAGACTTCTACAAATGGGTGGAACAAATATCAAAAGAGTGACCCA